CCATGGTTAAGAGGCACCCAGGTTGTATTTGCAGTATCCCTGATTTGAAAATAATCTCCCGAAATAGGCCTGTCACCTTCACCGGCAATTAAACCCATGTTTATGTGTACCGGCCCGGATTGCGTGGTGCTAAATCCGGAAACCGGAAGTATATGGTTGATCGTCGTACTTCCAACCACATAAGCATGTCCGTCAAAAACAATAATATCGCGCCTGTCCATCTGTGAATTTTCATAGACCACGATCATGCCCCATCCGCCGTAAAAGCCCCTGCGCCTACGCCATCCGTGGTGCTGGCATAGGTGCGGGTTGCGGTGTAGCTGGGGTTCGTGCCGACTTGGTTTGCGCCCAAGCGGTTGCCGTGGTTGGTGTCACTGGTGAAAATTTTGCACCCAGCGATCGCCCCACCATTGGCATCCTCCACCCGCAACCGCACCCCCTGACGAATTTCATACAGCCCCAAGTTAAAAGGGCTATCATCCTCATTGCCCTGGACATTCACCCCCGATCCCCGCACCCCATCCACCAAGCGCAACCAGACGCTGAACCAAAAACAGGCTTGTTGTCCCACCAACCCAGAGGGGTCAAAATCCCGAATGATCAGCCAGGTGTTGAGGGGGGAGGAACTCGACGGATTAATCCCCTCCTGCCCCGGCACATCGTAAGGCTGCCATCCATCCCACTGGGCGGGCTGGGCAATGGGTGCGTAGACAAATCCCCGCGTCACCAGTCCGTTGATCGCAGTATTCGCTGACCGCTGACGGATATTCACCACCGCCGTATGTTGGGATATCCAAATCACTTGCCGTGAATAGGTGCGTGCCGTCGAACCCTCCATCAAGGCGATCACCCGTTTGGTGATCAGCGTCCCGCCGTAAAAATTTGCCGTCCCCGTAATCTTGAGGTCGCTCTCAGTCTCCAAAAACTGAGAATCGTTAGCGCGAGTGAACCTAGCCCATACCCCAGAACTGAATCGGTTTGCCACCGCCCCAACGTTGATCTCTTGCCCCACCGTCAAAGTCCCCGACACCGTGAGCCGGCCATCGCGCCGCCCCCCCGTGCCAAAAAACAGGCATTCAGTTTCCGGGTTGATGGTTAAAGTGCCGGCGATCGTCAGATCAAGGTTAGCGAGGTTGTAGACATTCTGATCCCCTGCCGTAAACCGGGACACCCCAGCAATACCAGCCAATCCGGCCAGATTGGTATCATCTGTGCCGTATTGGGCGATCAGGTTGCCAGAGAGGGCGAATGTCATGCTTCAGGATCAGCCTTGGCTTTTTTAGCAGGGGCAACGGGGATCTCGTCAATCGCCCCCAGGCGCAACAAAATAGCCGCCTCCCCCTCCCCTAACTCAACCTCCTGGCCCACCTCAAAAAGCTGGTTGGAGTGCAAAAGAGCCGACTTTACCAAAAATTTCATGGGTGAGAATAGATTGTAAATGTGCAACGAAAAATCGGTTACGCCTTATGCCACGGCATTTTGAAAAAAGTAGCCGCAGCGGGTCGAGACAATATGCTCATTGATCTTCTCGCCCACACGCACCCACTCCCCGCCATCGCCCCCCATCTGCCCATCTGCCACTGTCCCCGCATAACGAGTACCCAGTTGGGCAGAAATTCCCCAAGTCGGAGGCATCCCCACCGTATAGCGGGACAACGGATTCACATAGAGCAGGGATAAATGTTTGCCCCAGAGGAATCCCAAATTCGTTGCCTGTCCCAACGCCGCCAAATTCCCCTTTGCCTCGCCAACCGCAACAGTTTTGACCCGGAACAAGCTCGCAACCTGTTGCTCCGTCACATTCCCCTGGGCGGCCCCAGTGCCAAGCACCGCTTCGACAATTTTGCGGTTGCTGCTAAAGCTATCCCAAGCCTCAGCCCCAAAAACCATCGTATTCGGGCGCATCCACGGCCGGCGCAAAGCCGCCTTGATGACCGGAATCGGGTCAGAATCCACATGGCTGAATTGGCTCGTACCGGAGAGCGTCACCCGCAGATCCGCCGCGTACTGGTTTAAGTCAAACGTCAAATTCGCTGCCCGCCGTTCACGGTTCAACAAAATCGCATTGGTCGTGAACATCGAGGCCGTCTGTTCGAGCTTGAACAGTTTGCCGGATGCGGTTGCCAAATCCCCAAACGGCACAGGAGTCTGAAGGTAATGGTCGTAAACAAGGCCGGTTAGCGTTTCTGCCTCCCAATTAATCTCGTTGGGGCGTGAAGTCGGCCCCACCAGGTCATCAGGCATATTAAAAAACGTCGCGTCTTTAAAACGATCCCATTGATAGGACTTATCCTCCACCGGCAACCGGGGATAAATCAAATCAGCAATGAACGTTTCCTCGTCGTTTCGGAAAGCGGTCACGATCCCCGTTAAATCGGGTCTCTGAACAAACGGGCTGTTAGCCATGATTTAAAAATTAGGGTTTAGGGTTATTAATTCGGGCAGATCAGGCAGGGCACAATATCCCCCGCCACGCCCCCGCGAAGAACTCGGCCAACCCGCCAATTTATATCGGTGTTGACTTGCGCCCGGCCAGTGTTGTCCGTATGCCCTTGGATCGCTGTCCAGGCATTTACTGTTTCGGCGAGTTCGACCATGCCGAAGCCCAACATTTCCACATCGCAATCCCCCCCATTCGTCCCCCCCCGCTCCTGAACGATGCCCAGGGGGCCAGCCGCGTGGTTGGTGCGGACTGCGCCCACAATACTGGGCGATCCGGTGACGATCCGGTAGTTTGGCACATTACCGTCACACTTGAAATTTTTGATCATTTAACCTCTGCAAAAACAAGATCGATAATTTCGGGGTAGGTTTTCGTGATTCCCTGCGCTTTGAGTTCGGCGGTTTTGGCGGCGATCGCCGCTTCAACAGCCTTGGGGTCTTGGGCAAAGAGCAAAGGCTGATCAGCAGAGGCAGCCAATTCCCCAAAAACGATCTGGGGCTTCAATCCCCGCAGAAAATCCTTAAACCAGGCTTGGGTCGTCTTCTTCCCCTCCGAAAATTGCAGCGTCGTCGCGGGCAAACCCACCAAAAACTCCACCACATCAGGGATCTGCCGCGCCGTGAGCCGCCCCCCAAGCCCTTCACAGAACTTCAGGAGATCCTTACGTTGCATCTCCGCTTCCCGCTTCGAGAGAGCACGCTCCCGCGCCTCTAACGTGCGGGTGCGCTCCGCAAACTCCGGAGGTTCTTCCGTTTCCTCCTTGGTGGTCGCCTGCATATCCTCGACAGCCGCCACCAAATCCTCAATAGAATAGCCCGCATCCATAATCCCCTTAATCAGCGTCGCAAGGTCAGGGAGTTCTGCGGGTTTTTCAGGTTTTTCTTTTTCAGGTTTTTCGGGAGGCAGTCCCTCAGCAAAAACCAGCGGCACGGTAATAGTCAAAGCATTCGGCTCCTGAGCAAATTGAACATCCCCCAACCCCTTCACCTTGGGCGGGGTAGCCCCCAACCAGCCAACGTGTTTCAGGTACAGCTTCCCCGGCGTAGGGTTGTGGGGATCGTGGCGGTCATAGAGGGCAATGCTCCGCTTGCGGTACAGCCCTTTTTTGATTTGGTCAGCAAACTCCGGGACAATCTCATAATTTGGCGTAGCCAATCGGCCATCAACTCCCGTCACCGCATGCACCCAGCCATAGGCAGGGGCATCCGTCTCAGGATGACCAATCACCATTGGGGCTTGGTGGAGCTTGGGGTCGTAAGATTGGGCGATCTCTGCAATATCATCAGCGGTGTAATCCCGCCCATCATAATTGCCAGCCAAAAACAGATCCATGGAGTTCTGACGCTAAGTTATCCCCCATGATCCGCCCTCACCCCTTCGATTTTCAGGGTCTCATTTATCCTCAAAGTCCCTCGCCCTCCTTGGGAGAGGGATTTAGGGTGAGGGCTAATACCGATCCAACACCCCAAACGTATCACGGGGCCCCAAAGACTCAAACTCAACCCTCACCAGCCCATCCCCAGCCGCGTGCAACGCCAAGCCCAACGCCCAAAAATAATCCCCGTGATCCTGAGATCCCACCGCATCAAACCGAGCATTATTCGCAACCGTTGTGATTTTGCGAATCGAATGCAGCGAATCCCGCAGTTCATCGCGCACCGGAATCCGCAAGCGGCGATCCTCAAATTTCCGTTTCACATCATTGGCCATCACCGTCTTGATCGCCCCCGAAAACAGCACCCCCTCCATCCGTCCCCCGCCCCAATCCGTCAGCAGCACATCCTCCACCATCTTCTCCCCCATGCCCCCCTGATCCAGGCAACCCCGCACCACATCATAGGCAAGCGTCAACCGTCGCAATTCCGCCATCTGTGACGCAAACGTCGCCCCCTGCATCACCACCACCTCACGGGAAATAAACACATCCCCCACCTCCTGAATCACCCACATCACCGACAAGTGACGACGGCGGGCGATATCATAACCCAGATAACAAGGCCCCAAATCCCGATCAAATAACGCCCCATCCCCCGCCAAATCCAACTCACAGGACGCAATCAGATCCCAGGACAGCCATGCCGTCACCTCATCCTGGGGATTGCACATATATTCCTGTTGCCAGGTCGTTTCATCCCCCGCCAACTCCCTGGCTTCAGCCAAAAATTGAGCGCGTTCTGCCTCTGTCAGGGGTCGCTTGGCAATCAAATCCGCCAAGCCCTGGTCTACGGCTTGGGCGATCGTCGTGGAATGGAGGGCAAAAGCACTTTGATTACGCTTGGCCGCCTCGATCATCCGGTAAAAGCGATTCGCCTTACCTTCGTAGGTGGAGATCACCCGCAAAGGATAACCATGGAGCGTTACCGGTTGAGCCGCCCGCCACATCGCATCTTGGTCAGGATGCTTCGCAAATTCGTCTAAAACCACCTTCCCGCCCTTCGAGTTAAAGCGGGTCGGGTTGGACGTGAGAGCGTTGATCCGATGACCACTGGCAAACTTGATCGCCAAAACCCGAACATCGTTGGCATCATCGATCACCACCTCCCCCAAATCCTCAGCCACCGCCCCGATCACCTCAGCCCAGTGCTTGCAGTAGAGGATATATTCACGAGCCGCGCTTTCATCTGCCGAGGAAAACCACACATCACAGCCCAATTGCCGGGCCGCATCCCTCGTATCCTCATAGGATTGGGCATAGGTCAAACCGATCCGCCGTGCCTTCTCGGCGATTTTGTAGCGAGACTTATCCCGC